GCCACATCGACATGCCTGACCGCTACAATCTTGTTGGAGAAAAAGAACTAACTAACCTAGAACTTGCCCAGCTCATCGCTAAGCTTATGGACAAAGAGCTGAAGTATGAGTTCGTGGACTTCCACGCTGCTCGCCCCGGTCACGATAGGCGTTATGGTTTAGACGGCTCAAAGATGGACGAGCTAGGGTGGAAGCCACCTGTGCCATTTGAACAAAGCCTGAAGAATACTTTAGAGTGGACGATGAGACATGAGGAATGGTCGTGAGTAGCAGTTACCGCAACAGCCTAAATGAGTGGCTTGCTAACCTAGATGTCAAAGCCGACAGGGTGCTAGATATAGGTGGCTCGCAGCTTACTATGCCAAAGAGGGTCAAGTCTTGGGAAGTAAACACATATTTGATAGCTGACCTCCCAGAGCCGCATGAGGATAGCCCCAAGCCTGATATTGAGATGGATATTAACTATTACTGGGCAGACCAAGTGGCAGGACAAGGCATATTTCTTGGCGAGCAGTTCGACACAATATTTTGTTTGGAAGTTTTTGACTATGTTTTTGACCCCATGGAGGCGTTTAGTAATATTGAGTGTTTATTAAAATCAGGCGGAACAGCATGGGTTACATTCCCCTCAATCTATCCCCTCCACCAACCGATAGAAGATGACGCACTTAGGTATATGCCAGGAGGTATCAAGAAACTAGCCGCAGAAACCAACCTAATAATAGAAGAGATGATACCCCGCCGCTTCGAGACAGATGCATGGGATAGAACCATTAGAGCTGAACGTCTCAGAGCAGCTAAACACGAAGACCATAATTTTAGTGGCTGGATTGTTAGGTTCACGAAATGAAAGCCTATATTACATCGGTCGGAGAGCCAACAACTGACCTTTGTATGTTTAGTGTGGAGCGTAATGGCTTCGAGGCCGTACTTATTCAAGATGCAAACACGACCCTTGCCCAGAAGCTAAAACAGATATACGACCAAGCAGACGATGATTTTATTCGTGTAGATGCTGATGTGATACTTAATAAGCACCTGACTAGTAAGACGGTTGATTATCACAAGACTGATGACTGGTGGGTGCAGTTTAAGACTTGGGACTGGTTCCAGCAAGACGTATGCAATGGCGGGGTACAGTTCATCCGCAAAGAAGCATTGCCCGACCTCAGAGCTAATGTAGACACGTTTGCCGAGTCGGAACGACCAGAGAGCCAGCTGTTTAGGCTAGACGAGTTCCACAGCCCTAGACGGTGCTCAACATCAAAATGGATTGTCGGGATACACGGCTATGGAAATAACCTAGAGCAAGTAAGAGTAGTCAAGACACGTCGAGGCCAACTAGACAACTACGATTTTGAGCTAGTGGAGAGGTTAAACGCCCTATGAAAATCTCCGTGTTCACTACCATTACAAACCCCGAAGAACGTGGAGACAACTGGAAAGACGCAATCCGCTGCTATGAGGATTTGGCTGATGAGGTCATCGTTATCAACGGCGGCAAGTGGTTCAATGGTGCAGCGGCCAAGACCAAGGTAGTACATAGTGCATGGCCGCAGGAGTTTAAGTGGCCATTCATCGGCAAACAATTCCAAAAGGGGTACGAGAACGCAACGGGTGATTGGGTTATACACGCTGACCTGGACTTCATATTCCACGAGAATGATTTTAGAGCTATCCGCCGAGCATTTGAGGACAACCCCGAAGCCCCAGCACTCAGCTTCTATAAGTGGCAATTCACTCTCCCGGACAGGTATAACCTCAAGTCTCGACTGGTTATAGCAGTAAATAAAAAAGTCTATGGCAATAGAATACGCTTTGACTCTGGAGGTGACCTATGCCAGCCATCATTAGATGGTCAATACATCAGCCCCTCAGATGTTCCAGAAGCACGGATACCTATATACAACTACGAGAAGTTGCTCAAAACAGAAGTACAGATACGGGATGATGTTACTCGTATGGCTCGAGCATGGGAGAAGCATTTCAAAGAGGCCAAGCTAGGCACAACTGATAGTGCATACTTTGAGTGGTTGAATATGTCTATAGGACGATTTGCAAAGCCCCAGCGTAAAATAGAATTAAGCGAACACCCCAAGTATGTACAAACAACAATACAAAATCTAAGACCAAGCCAGTGGGGGTACAGTGGGCTTGGTCATCTGAAGGAGAATAGATATGTTTAGGGTAGTGTGTGTCGTAGATAAAGAGCGAACTGCATTGGATAGGTTAGCCCAGGGGGTTAAACCGTATCACGCAAATATTGATTATCATGTAGTGGCCGTTCATCCGAAGCGTCCATCCCAGGAACAGTTGCAGGAGTTCATCGGCCTTGCACAAACAGCAGATGTTATCGATTACCAGTACTTTAGAACTGCAGAGATGCTCCGCACGAACTATCCATGGCTCAAAGACATTCCCAGTATCCTCACGCACAACAATCCCTATTCAATCAAGGAGAGCGACTGGAACAGCTACCAGATAAATGTAGGCAACAACAACGAGATATACGGAAACCTTAGACAAATCACATCTACTAAGGTGGAGAAAATCCCTATTGTGGTTGACCCTCATCAATGGACGTTCAATGATAACTATGACTACAATCGTTCTGTCGTAATGGTAGCGAATAGGATAGAGAGCAAGAAGGGTATTCTGCCTGTAGCCCTAGCGTGTAAAGCACTAGGCATTAAGATGTATCTAGTCGGAGCTATATCAGATATGGCATACTGGCAGGATGTTATGGCCACTCACGCAGTAGAATTTGCCCAGGAAGTAACCGATGATGAGTTAAAAGCCCTGTACTACAAAGCGGGTATCCTGGTGTGTAACTCGGTGGATGGTTTCGAGAGCGGCACTATGCCTGTACTGGAGGCTATATTCTGCGGCGTACCCGTCATCAGCCGAGCAGTTGGCCACGTTCCTGACATCTTAAACGGTGACAACATAATGATTCAAGACAAAGCCCCAGACGATGTTATTCGCATCCAGGAGCTAATCAGTGAGCTACTAGCAGACAAGAAACGTATTGAACGTGTGCGGCATGAAGCCTGGCTGAAGATTAAGGATAGAAACTTTGAACGCCGAGCCTATATGTACCAACGCTTGTACAGGTCACTTGCTCCAGCAGAACCTGTGTCTATCATCATCCCAGTAGCAAATAAGCCTGAGATTACCTCAAAATGCCTCACAGCAGCACTCAATCAAACATATCCGAACATTGAACTACTAGTCGTAGACGATGGGGTAGAGCCACAGCATCAAATAGTAGCCAGCATAGCTCACACTGCCAATGTACCTATTCGTTACATCCGACTGGGTGACGACAAGTACAACCTAGCCAAAGCCCGCAACATAGCCGCTATCGAAGCTACAAGCGATATATTGGTGTTCTGCGACCAACGAATGATTATGGATAGAGACTGCGTGGATGAGTTTGTGAAACACCTAGAGCCTAAGAAATGGCTGTACGGTAGCAAGGGAGTGAAGAAGGACTTCATCGAGAACATATCCTGCATAAACCGCAATGAGTTTTTCACCTTTGGTATGTTTAGTGAACGGTGCGAACAGTACGGAGCCTTGAGCCAGGAGACACGGTTACGGGCAAGGAGACAAGGGATTGAGCTGAAGTACATCGAGACTGCCAAGGCTAACCCAGAGGGCAAGTCGTCTAATAAACGTCAAAAGAAATATGAAATAATGGCCAGCAAAAACTGGTTGTGGAAGGCAGGGCTAGAGGGATGACACCAGAGAAAGACCGGATTAAAGTGTTTGGGGTATTGAACCACCTCGGTAATCAATATGACATGCTCAAGATTACAAAGAAGTATCCCATCAAGTTCTACTGGCTGGAGAACAACGTCCGTAAGTGGGGCAAGTTTGCTCCCCGCCCAGCCCCCGAAACTATCTATACAAAAGATGAGTTTGAGTATGTGCAATATTACGAGCCGGGCAAATATGATGTTGCTATGCTCCATGTAGACCAACAGCATGTCAACCCTAATATAGGCAAAGGGTTTCTCTATAAGCAGATGAACGAAATTATCCAGGACATACCAAAGATGGTCATCAACCACGGGACACCAATGTATGCCGAAGCCTACGATGAGGAGACAGTCATCAATGGTGGAGATGCAATCAACTCCCGGGGCGAGAAAGTCCATGTCAAAGGTATGAAAGAGCTGATTGGCGACAACTTCATGGTGGTCAACTCCTACGAAGCCGCAGAGCGATGGGGTTGGGGCTATCCACTTATTCATGGCATGACGGCTGATGAATGGTGGGACTTGCCAAAAGAGCCACGAGTGACTGTCATGATTAGCCCTGGAGGATTAGATAAGTACTACAACCGCCAGCTCCTCACAGCTATCAAGATTAAGGTCAAAGAGCGTACTGGCATTGATGTGCAACACATCACGGTCAATTACAAGTGCCACGATTGGGATGATTACCGAGACTTCTTGGGGCGTTCCCTAATCTACATCAACCCTACTCTGGATAGCCCAATGCCTAGAGCTAGGACTGAAGCTATGCTATCCGGTTGCTGTGTACTAACATCCCGCTACCATGGAGCAGAGGACTTCATTGAGCACGGCAAGAACGGATTCATCCTACCAGACAACCCTGACAGCTACGCTGATGCGATTGATGAGTTAGTACACAAGCACTACAAAGAGACCGTAGCAATAGGCCAAAGAGGCAAAGAGACAGCACAGAAACTATTCACACCGGAACGTTATCAGAAGCAGTTATTCAAACTCATAGAGAAGGTAGCTAACGGACAGAAGCCAGTGTGGCACGGAGAAAAGATATGGTAGTTAGATGGCAGACATTCGAGCAGTATCACAATAAAAAGGATATTGGTTCCACAAAGATACGAGTCCACAACCTAAATAGGTATTGGGATGATGCAGACGTATACAAGTATGGTGAAAAAGCAGATGTGATGATATTTCAAAAGGTGTACTGCACCTATGACTACAAGCTCCCTGCCCACTATCCAGGAGTACGCATACTAGACACCTGTGACCCCGACTGGCTCCAGACTCCTGATATATACATCAAGGAGACACTAGACAATGTACACGCAGCAGTAGTTCCTACTGAAACTATGCGGGAATACTTACAAGGAATGACTGATACTCCTGTTAGAGTGATTAAGGATAGGTTTGTCATAGAGGACTTCCCAAAGCCCAAAGTACATGAGGGTAAGCTCGAAAAGGTTGTGTGGTTCGGTTATGCCCACAATGCCGAGCTAGTCCGTGCAGCAGTTGGCAGCCTAGAGAAGCGGGGAATAAGTCTGCTTATCATAGCTAACGAAGACCCTATGCTATACCGATATGCCAACGACTCGGTAGCCTACCAAGACAAATACGAGTTCATCAAGTTCAACCAGGACACTCTCTATGAAAATATACAGACAGCCGATGCTTGCATTATGCCCAAAGGCTACAGGCACGAGGATAGATGGAAGTCCGAGAACAAGACGGTCATAGCACAGTTGTGCGGCTTGCCCGTGTGCCAAACCGCAGAGGAGATAGATACACTGCTAGAGGCCGAAAGTAGGCAGAAGCACATTGACCCAATTTATGATATAGTAAAGGTGGAATATGACTGCCGTAAAAGCGTTCAAGAGTATAAGGATTTGATAGATGAAATCAATCGAACTATTAGCAGACAAGATTAAGATTAACGGGCCGAAAGTAGATGGAACGTTTACAGTTAGTCTTGACGTTGGGGAGTATGAACAACAGAAGATTGCCCAGCTTGTTACCATCCCCCAAGGAACAGTAGTGAAAGTTACAATAAGCTCGGAGAACTCGGACTAATGGGTGTTTACAAGGAGTTAGAATTTAAGGCATTTGTCAAGATGATTGAAGATGGTCAGCAAGCTCATTGGTATGAGATGGCAGAAGCACTAGGAGTTGACCAGGATACCATTACAAAATGGAAGAATGAGCCAGAGGCTTTAGCTGCTCGTCAAAAGGGCATTGAGAAGGCTTTAGCTGGCATGGAACGAGCTGGGGGCAAAGATTGGCGTATGTGGGCAGAGAAATTAAAAATGTTGGGCGTGAACCCGCAGACTAAAGTCGCTATACAGATAGATGACCCTGCGAACGCTTTGCTTAAAAAGTTCGGGCTGGGCAACGATGCTGGACAAACTCCGGAGGCTTAGAAAAGAGTATCTCCTAAAGGTACATGATGTAACCCTCTATCCATATCAAGAGGTTATATCCGACCGTATCATTATGGCCTTGCTGGACAACCTTCGTATAACCGCAGGGGCATCAGAAGATGACATTAAGAAGCTCAGAAGACACGAAATACCAATAGAGATTAGCAGACAGGCTGGCAAGACTACAGCAGTTGTGTATACGATGGACTTTATCCTAATATTCCTAACCGCCCAATTTAACAGACGTATTACTATCGGAGTATTTGCTCCACAGAGAGAACAGGCCAAGACTGACTTCGATAGGCTCAAGGAGGCACTATACCGTTCTAGCCCATTGTTCGCAGCCAATGAGGAGAAACAACGGGAGTTCAAAGAGCAAAGCAATGCTAACACTCTTGTTCTACCTAACGGCTCATCTTGTTATATATTTCCAGTGACCAAGACATCAAAACCAGAGAGTAAGTCACTCGACCTGATTATATTTGAAGAGAGTCAAGACCTAGACGATAAGATACTAAAAGAGCAGATTTGGCCTATGGGTGCGAACACTAACGCCCCTATGGTTTATATAGGTACAGCAGGAACAAAAATATGCTACTTCTACCGTTTAGGGCAGGGCGAACATGCTATCAAACTATACTTTGATGACATAGCCCCACAACGTAGACAGGTATACATGGAAACTACAGACCCCCGCCACCTTATCTACGAACGCACCATTGACCAAGAGATAGAGAAGCATGGCCGAGAGTCAGACGAGATAGCCCGCCCATACTTCGGTAAGTGGCTTATTGGTACAGGGCAGTTCGTTACACAAGAGGACTTGGACAAGCTACAGAGTGAACGCAAGGAAACGTTCCATGACAAGCAAACCCCGTGTTTTGTTGGCATAGATACCGCTAAGAACCCTGACAGTACGGTTATTACCATCTTGCGATACAATACTAAGGATAAGGTCAAAGAAGTCATCCGCTGGGGCGAGCTACGGGGTGAGAACTACCAAAGCCAGTTTGATGTCATCACTAACCTACTTGGCAACTATAATGTTGTAGCAATTGCAATAGATAGCACAGGCCAGGGCGACTTTATGCCAGACATGTTCCAGGCACACACAAGTTGGCGGGATGAGAACAGCGGGTTGTATCGTATCAAGTTCTCCTCTGTTAGCAAGGACAATCTGTATAAGAACCTCAAAGTAACTATCAAAGAGTTGTTGACGACACTCCCTAAATTAGATACAAAGGTAGGTGAGAAGTTCAAACTACAGATGCTTGACCTTCAGCAAGAATATAAAGGCCAGTTGTTAAGCGTACACCATCCTGATGCATCCGATGCACACGATGATTACCCTGACAGTTGGGCGTTAGCCGAATGGGCGTATGCGAAATACAATGAAAATCAAGCAGAAATATCATTTATACAATACATTGACCCGAATGAGAGGGCAGTAACTCGTGACGATTCAGGAAAGGTTACGGACTATTGGCCAGGTCTTTCGTAGTGAGCCAAAGGTCATCATCAAAGAAGTGGAAGTCGAGGCTAAACAAAAAGCGACTGGTACTTACGCTGACATCTTCACTAACACCAATAGCCTAGTCACTGAGACACGGGCATCCGGCAAGCTGCTTGAAGCTAACCAAGGCTGGGTATACAAAAACAATGATGCGATTGCCAAAGAAGTGGCGACTATTGAGTTTGAGCTGTTCAGCACTCGTGTAGTGGGCGGGGATATTGAGCTGACCCCTATCCAATCTCACACTATCTTGGATGCATTAGACCGTTTCAACGAGTTTACCGATGCAAGTAGCGGGTTCTACCTCACTAGCTCACATAAGACCCTAGCTGGTGACTCTATATGGTACATCGATGGTACAGCTCCTAATGTGCGTGGTATTTACCTATTACAGCCAGATAAAGTAGAGATTAAGCTCGGCAGCCCTTCATTCGGCCAGGCAATTATTGATGCATATGAGTTTAAGGATAGTATCAACGGCAAACAGGTCACAATTACTTATAAGGCAGATGAGATTGTCCACTTTAAGAACCCCAACCCAAACAATCCGTATCGTGGTAAGTCCAAGGTAGAGGCAGCAGCAGAAGCTATTGATACAGACAACTTTGCCATTGAAGCGAACAAGGGGCTGTTTCAGCGTGGCCTTATCGGCAACTTCGTACTATCTACTGAAGCTGCTATGACCCCAGAACAGATGAAAGTAATCCGTACAGAGCTACAGGCTAACTACGGGGGAGTTTCGAACGCATACAAAGCTATGATTTTGTCCGGTGGCCTCAAGCCTCAGACTATCCAGCTCACCAACAAGGATATGGAGTTCATTGAGCAGCAGAAGTGGAACCGGGATAAGATTATGTCTATCTTTGGCAACGTACCACCTGTCCTTGGCATCACTGACGATGTGAACCGAGCTAACGCTGATGCTACGATTATGCATTGGAAGCGAACGACTGTTAAGCCTGAGATGAAGTCCATCACTGACACATTGAACGAGTTCTTCGTCCCCAAGTTTGGCACTAACCTTATCTTAGGGTTCAAAGACCCTGTGCCAGAAGACCGTGAAGGCAAAGTAAATGAGGCAGTCAAACTCAAGGGTGCAAGCATCATTACTACCAATGAAGCCCGTATTAGTCTTGGCTTCAATGAGAGCAAAGAGGAAGGTGCAGACCTACTCACCCAGCCAGCCCCAGACGTTACTCCAGCCGAGATACCAAAGAGCATCAAGAACGTAAACTACAAACGTGTGTTCCGAAAGCAGGGTGTATTTGCTGAAGTCACTAAGCAACTAGAGGCAAAACAAGCAGCTCGTGATATTCGTGATGCAGCCCGCAGGATTATCAAAGGCCGTATCGTTGTTAAGGCAACAGAAACCCCAGAGCATGATTCATTCACTAACGAACAGGTATGGTCGTTCCACCGCCGCCAAATAAACGTAGTCGAACACACCGAACAGAAGTTCTACAACAAAGTGACCCAGTATATTGATGGATTAGTAGAGCGAGCCTTGGAGGCCGTGCCGAGTGAAGTGGCTGAGATGAGCAAGGCGTTGATTAACGAGGATGCAGAAGTAACGAGAGCCATGATTGACTTTACGCCTATCCTTACGGAAGTAGCAGCCCTGTCTGGCCAGATAGCTATGAGCCTTGTCGGTGACAGTACCTATATCCCAACCGACATCACAGGGTTTATTGAGCGAGAGGTCAAACGCTTTGCCACTTCTATGATTGAAACAGACCGAGACAAGATGATTGACATATTGGTTAAGGGCATTAGCGAAGGCAAGTCTATTCCGCAAATAAAAGCAGAGATTAGACAGGTATTTACCGAATACACCAAGACACAGGCCGACCGAGTGACCCGAACAGAAGTTATTAAGGCTTCTAACTACGCCACAATGGATGCTTGGGAGAAGAGTGGGGTTGTGGTAGCAAAACAGTGGCTTACAGCCTTAGATGACCGTGTAGACCCGCTGTGTGCAGATATGAACGGCAAGATTATCCCATTGCAGAAGAATTACTTTGATAAGGGCGACACACTAGAGGTTGGCGATGTATCTACCAAGTTTGACTATGCCTCAGTCAAGAACCCGCCACTTCACGTCAACTGCCGTTGCACCATGCTGCCAGTCCTCGTAGACCAGAAGGCATTTGATACCGAGACATATATAAAAATGAAAACATTAGAGCGAGATGCAGAGGAACTAACCTCTAAGATTGATACAATGGATAAGCGAACAAAGGAAGCAAAGCAGATAATAGCTACCAGAGATGAGCGTATAACTGAACTGGAGAACTTGATAGATGAAATCTCCGCAGCAGATTAAGATTGACCTGGCTAAGAAAAGGCGAGCTAAAGCAGAGCAACAGCACTCTGAGTCTACAAAGTTGCAAACAGAACTGTTGGATGAGCTTAGAAGTCTCAACGAGTCTATCAACGACCAAAAGACCATTGATATTAGTGAGTTGAGTGACCAAGTTTCTAAAATATCAGAAGCAGTGGACATAAAGGAACAGCTTGAGCTTTTAGCTGCAAAACTTGACTTTAAGCCCCAAGAGGTAGACTTATCTGGTATAGAAATGGCAATAAAAGACAGCAAACCAGTCATAAATGTCGATCTTGAGGACATGAAGAAGGCTATTATAGAGATTCGTGAGAGAGTCGAAGCTAACAAAGCCCCAGAGCAAGGTCAACAGCCAGGAGACTATGTACCATACAGAAGGGTCATAAAAGTAGGGAATGTGCTGTTATTTGACGATAATATCACGGGGAGTGGCGGAGCTAGGGGCGGTGGTACTGACACATCTGGTTTAGCAACATCATCCAAACAGGATGAAATAATAAATGCACTAACTCCCAGCATACTATTAAGCAAAATTGACACGACCTCTACTGCTGGCGTTACTTATATAGGCAAAGCCGCCCCAGGTTCAGCGAGTTCTGCTGCCGTATGGCAAATCAAGAAACTCGATACAAACACGCTTGCCCTTGATAAAACGTGGGCAGGTAGTGGTAACTTCGATAACATCTGGAATAATAGAGCGAGCTTGAGTTACTCATGAAGGCTACTTACAAGAAATACTACAATCTTGATTCTGATACCGAAGCTTCGTATGTTAAGTGGAATATATCAGATGGGGGTGATGTTGAAGTCCCTGACCTTACCACTACGGGAGAGATGGGTTCAACTAAAGAAGACTTAGATATTCTGATAGACCAAGTAATACAAGGATATGAGGTGATCTAATGGCAGTAATTATTTCAAATGGTAACACTGATCTACATACCGTTAGCGGGCACTACCGAGTAGAATCGTATAACTTGTCTGCTTTTAATAGCACTAGTTTATCTCTAGCCTCTACCCGTACGATTTCCTTAACATATGCTAACGCTGGTAACGCCCAGGGAATTGTCATTGCACTTGGAGGATCGTCAACATTCACAAAAGATGTTACCGTCACCCTTAAAGAGTCAGGAACCATCCGAGCCTCAAAGACGCTTACCGCATCAACCATTTGTAATAGCACAGACCCATCGGGATTTTGGATTACGCCATTCACGTTTACCACTCCCTATGCAGTTACCACTGCTGGTGGTGTATGGACACTAGAAATAACTCAAGGTGCAGGTACGGGTGACTGGACAATATTAACATCTAATGGAACTGCCCCGTTCTATGCTGCCTGGTGCGATAACGCCGTTACATTCAGCAATAACGATACGGTAATCTGTAAAGATATCGTTACGGTATCTCAAACCTGCACTATAAAAGGTACACTTGGCACAGGTGACACAGCGAATGCTGTAGCTGTTTGGGTCTGCAAATCAGATTCTCCGCCAACTGCTACTAATAATGTTGCAAAGTTCCAGATACAACCCGCCGCAACAATGACATTATCTATTAATGGCCTTATAACACTAGGAGCACATTCTGGTTGGCAGGCTGGCACTCAAGCATCACCAATACCAGCTTCAAAAGCTCTTACGTATGACCAAATCCCATTAACAGTTGGAACAGCACATGGTATTAGAAGTATTGGACCATTCTCATCCTTACGCTCATCATATTTTTTCTTTGGTGAGGTACCAGCTAACCGACAGTACACCCTTACTGCTCAAGCAAATACTGGGGCATCTTCATTTTCAGTTGCTAGTACAACAGGCATATCTAATGGTGACGTCTTCTTCATCAACAATATGGCAGCAACTAGCAACACTACGGTTACTTACTACACCGTAACTGGTACGACCGCCACCACTGTTTCTGTTACGCCTACGATAGCTACAAGCAATAGAATCGCTGGGGCTACCGCATACAGAGTAAATGGGTTTGGTATAAACTTCGTAAGAACCAATACTACGGGGGCACAAACATTCTCATTTGGGGTTCCATCAAATTTCTATATGTCTGGCGTTAGTATGTATGTAACCAATCAAGCAACTAATAACTCCTTCAACTTCAACTATGCGGCGACTTCTCAATCCCTTGAGCTAAATGCGAGTTATCGTTCTCAGTGGGTTATAGAGAATTGTGTAAGAGGAACCACTAGTTCAGTATTCCTTGCTATTGGATATTCTCCGTACGATGGCATAAGGATAGAGGGATGTCATGGATTTGGTTCAACAACAACTATGTCAGGATTTACTCAATCAGATGCATGGACAGCAGGTACCTATGTGATAAAAAATAACTTTAATGGGTTGCAGTATAACGGGTATATGCTGCCTGGTAATACAGGCTATATAGTCTGGGATATAGAAGACAACTATTTTGAAGCACTTTCAATAGGGGTGTTGCGTGGGAAAAACTCCACGATAAAGAACAACTACATACGTGGTGGTTCAAGTGGAGGCTGGCAATGGTATCTTGAGAACTTCATCAACTGCACAGAATGGTCTGGCAACACTTGGGATGGTACACCAACATCACTACGCTTCCAGCAGTCTGTTATCAATCTAACAATGCGAAATGAGCTTGGGTTAAATAGTCCTGGAACGACCTCACATATATATCCAGATGCTGGCTGTAATCTTATCAACGTAGTTATGGAAAAACCGAACTTCGTACCAATTATTTCAACAACTAACCAACTTGTAGTTATTGATGGTACACGACTCGCTATTACTAACTCAAATTCTGTCAACAACGCCGATATGAGTTGGACACGTACTGGTGAGATAGTACGAACTGGAACAAGTCTGGCAGACACTACGGTTAGATCTGCTGGCGGGTTTGCTATGCGATTCATGCCCATATCTAGTACACAACTGTTAAAGTGGGAACAGACTATCCCGATTGGCGACATCTCAACTAAAACTATGACCATTACTTGTTGGGTGTACATTAACAATGCGGCTTACTACGCTGGTACACATACCAAGCCAACACTTTCAGTGAATTACGACAACGGCACAACCCTCTCATCAGTAGCTACTGGTGCAACGGGCTGGCAACAACTCGCCGTTACATTCACCCCTGCAACTTCTTATGGACAAGTTACCGTTAAAGTAACTGGTGCAACTGACGCTACTGGGACTAACCGATACTTCTATGTAGATGACGTAAACGTAGCTTATCCCGCTGGCTACCAGGTAGATCTCGGAAGTTTGGATTTATGGGCTGCTGGTTTACCTGTTGCCCCTACTATAGCCACTATGCCAAGTATCTCAGGTATTTGGTCGGTTCCTGAGTCAGTAGCCAAGGCCACACCAGGTTCGATCGGTAAGAGCATTGCACTAACCAATGTACTGGCAAAAGATTCACTAAGCTAATACTATGGGTAAACACCAAGCAGATAGTAAACTCACAAATCTACTCGTGAAAGACGGACTCAGCTAGTAGTTGTTGACGGATTATTAAATGCAATGTATCAATAGGGCAGAACAATAAACTTGGAGTAAAACGTGAACTATACAAAGGCAGTTATCACAGAGAAATCGGCAGACGAGTTCACTGCGATTGCATCCAGCGAGACGAAAGACCGACACGGTGATGTTGTTAAGGCTGATGGCTGGGATTTGAAGAGCTACAAAGACAACCCCATTCTCCTATTTATGCACGACCACACCAAGCCTATAGGTAAATCTACAAAGGTATGGATTGACAAGTCCGGCAAAACTGCAAAGCTTATGTTCAAGGGCGTTATCAGTTCCGCAACCGAAGAGGCTCGTGCTGCAAAACAGTTAATGATGGAAGGTATCTTGAACTCCTTCTCTGTTGGATTTATGCCCCTGGAGATGGATGGCAACACCATCACCAAATCTGAGCTGCATGAGATTAGCCTCGTATCTGTACCCGCTAACCCTGATGCTCGGCTCCAGGTAGCCAAGTCATTAAAAGATGCAGGGTTTGAAGATAATATTATTGAGAAATTTGTACCAGAGGACAGCGAAGGCCGTGAGGTCGCTGAACTAAAAGAACTAGTCACGGAACTGAAGAGTGAGCTTGACTCCGTTAAGGAGAAGGCTGAAATTGCGGTAAAGGGGTTGCAACACCTCGCATCGCCAGGGTCGAAACCGGAAGTCGCTACAGAGCGTCTCCGTATGAGTAAAGCGATTGCACGAGCTGCAGACAAATTACTAGCGGGGGGCGTATCTCGTGAGAAAGCGATTAGCCAGGCAAAAATAATAAAACGAACTAGCGAAATGCTAATACGTTCTAACAAAGGAGACCTATAATATGGGTAAACTAATAGAATTACGCAAGAAACTTGCAGACGGTACGATTACCGAAGAGGAAAAAACACTCCTGAAGGGTCTTGAAGAAGATGTTGCCAACGAAGAGCCAAAAACTCCAGCTGGTGATGACGAAGAGAAGGCTATCGACGAGCTTGCAACCAAACTCGCAAAAGCATTTGAGTCTAAGACTCAGAAGCCAGTTGTAGAAAAAGAAGCAAAAATTGTAGTCACTGATGATACTAAGTATATCGTTGACCCTCAACTTGGTCGTGTCACTGTAAAAGAACTTGATGATATTCAGGTCGAAGTACCCGGCCGTAAGGCTATGGGAAAGACTTTCACATCTGTCAGTCGTAAAACCGTTCACGTTCTCCAGGCGTTCTTCGCTGGTGATAAGCAGAAATTGCAGACACTTGTTGAAGGTACTGGTTCTCGTGGTGGTTATCTCGTTCCAGAAGACTTCCTCAACATCGTTGTAGAAGACAAGCGGGATATGACTGTCATGCGTCAGCTTGCTACCGTCCTACCAGTTAGCACAGATACTATTCACGTTCCAACCATTGCAAACCGTCCACAGGCAGCATGGCGTTCAGAAGCAGCCGTTAAGGCAACTACTACAGTTGACTTCGGTGAAATCATTTTGACACCATACTCACTAGCCGCTATCGTTAGCTTGTCTAACGAACTAGTAGCAGACGCAAGCCTGGGTGGCAACATCGTCTCATTGGTCGCACGAGTCATGGCTCGTTCACTGGCCGAAAAAGAAGACCAAGCCTTTTGGGTTGGTGATGGTTCTGGCAAACCTACAGGTATCGATAACTACTCATTTACTACAATCAATGGTGGTTCAACTGACACAACACGAGCAGATGCTATCATCCGCTCAATCTACGCTTTGCCACAAGGCTACCGTAGCCAAGCTGTGTTCGTTGCAAACAAAAACACCCTAGCGAAAGTTGCAACATTCAAGGATACTCAGAACAACTACCTGTTGTCTGACCTTGGAAGTGCTGCATCTCCAACGCTTCGTGGATTGCGTGTAATGGAGCAGAACGACCTTGCAGACGGTAAGATGTTTGTCGGTGACTTTAGCTACTACTACATTGCTGACCGTGAAGGTATCACTGTTGATACTTCACAGGAAGCTACTGTGGCCAGCCAAAGTGCCTTCGAACGCAACCTGACGTTCGTCCGTGTTGAGGAAAGAGTTGACGGAGAATTGACGCTCACACAAGCAATTGTTGAGATTCAAGGACTCGGCGGCTTCTAGCCAACATGACTTGCCCTTTGCCCTTTCCGGAGGGCATTGGGGAGGATACATGTTAAGAGTAAAGATAATCGCCCCCCACAAGAAGTACCGAGTAGGCCAAACACTAGAGTTGTCTAACAACGAAGCATTTGGTCTGATTGATAGTGGCGTGGCGAGTATTACTAAGGACATGGTAGCAACTAATGATTATAAGGTGAAGAAACGTGGCTGATTTATACACATATGCACTCACATCCCTGTCTGACGTTAAGGAAACGCTAGATATTAGTGGTACTTCCAAGGATAACCTGTTGATTCGTAAGATTAACCAAGCTACCGACATCATCGAGGGTTATTGTGCGTTGGCCTATGGGCATCATTTCAAAGAGACGACATATACAAACGAAGAGTATGATGGCAGTGGTGCAAATACACTTAGCCTCAAGATGCGACCTGTTACGGCTATTACCTCATTGCAACGTAGGCAAACTACTCAGAACGAAGCAGACTGGGATGACATAGACGCTGACAGTTATTTTACCGACCTCAATGCAGGGGTTATCGAGTACTTATCTAATCAAGGGCTGGCATGGAACGGGTATCGAGTAACATATACCGCAGGGTACGCCACCATCCCAGCCGACCTTGCTGAAACTTGCGTTACCATAGCAGCTTATCTTTACCAGAACGGCACGACAGGCACGAGCGTCAAAAAGAAGAAAGAGGGACAACGTGAACTCGAATACTTTGAAGTGGCTGCTGCTAGTGGTGGTTCTCTTGTGGATAGCCTGGGCTTGGCTGGGTCTCTTTCGAGATACCGCAATTATATACTCCTAGAGGACAAGTAATTGACTGTCTTTTTTAACTCCCACGACATACAACTGTATCGTCACAGACGGGTCGGCTCAACTAACCGCTATGGCATGAGTGCCACTCTGACCGTCATACAGGCCGATATACAGCCCGCAAGCCGTGAACGGGTCGAGATGGTAGAGGGACGGTTCGGAGCGGTCTGGGACTGCTTTATGGATGCGTCAATCGATATTAGGGAAGGTGACCAGGCCGTAGATACAGCAACCAACAAGCGTTACTCTGTTAAGGCAGTTAATACATGGGAGGGTGCGGGTCTGCTAGACCACAGGGAGATTATCCTTGTAAGCATCGATGGCTAATGCCTGAAATAAGCATACAGATAAAGAACATAGCCGATATAAAACGAGCGTTTATTAAGTCTCCTATTCTGATGACCCGGGAATTAAACAAGGCCATCCGTACGTCAGTTGTCGGCATAGAGCGTGATTCGAAGTCAGGTACTCCTGTTGATACGGGGCGTTTACGTTCGTCTACTTACGATAGGTTCACTAACCTTACAGGTGAGGTAGGCACAAACACCGACTACGACATCTTTGTACATGACGGCACTCGATCGATGAGAGCCAGGCCATATTTGCGATTAGCTGTTGAGAAAAATGAGCAAACGGTGCAGACTAACTTTGAGAAAGCCGTGCAAAATGTATTAGACCAGATAGGGAGTGAGACATGAGCGTATCCATACAGATAAAAGACCAGATTATAAACAAGCTAGAGAGCCTAGCCTCTATCCAAGCCGTCTACCCTGCTATCAAGCTAAACCCTAAAGGTTTCCCTGCCGTGTACATTACAGCTAACACCGAAGAGGGAGAGTTTAGTTCCAACGCCGAGAACTCCCGTGTCTATACCTATAACTGCACCGTATTGTTCCCGGTAGGCCAGAACTTTGTTAATGATACGGAGCGAGAGCGTATGGACTACGCCGAAGTAACCATTGCCCAAGTTATAGATGATGTGATAAATGTCATAGATTTCGATTATGAGATTGAGGGAGCACCAGTCCTGTTTGCTAACGCAGCAGATGTAGAATGGGGTTATTCAGATATAGAAGGAGGAGTTGCGAGAGCTGCTAACGTCATACTCCGCATATACACAGAGATTACGGTTGTCTAGTTGTTGACGAAACAGAAATGATGAGGCATATATACCACTATGAAAACGATAAGGAGTAGAAATGACTAAGTTTGTAGGCCGTAGAGGAACACTCGGCATCGCCATCGAAGCTACTAGAGGCACGGCAGTGTCACCAACCTATTGGCTACCATTCGTAACGATGTCATTCAAAGATACCATTGAGTCCGCTAGAGAAGAGCAGGGAATGGGCAAGATTGCCGATTCTGACTCATTTTATGTAACAATGCGTATGGGAGAGGGAGAGATTGAGTCTCAGCTATACGATGCAGCACTTGGCTACATCCTTACATCGCTATTAGGTGCTGTTCCGGTAACGACTGGTGCAAACCCATATACACACACGTTTACACTGAGCCAAACTAACCAGGCCAAAACACTTAGTTTGTACTGGACTGACCCTGACCGCAGTTACATGTTCCCTAATGCCGTAGTAGACAGCCTCCAAATGAGCGTTGAGCCATCTGGTATTGTTAGCTGGACAGTAGGGTTTAAGACGAAGGGTTCTAAGGACTGGGCAGCACAGACACCAAACTTCACTGCCGTTGGTAACAAATTCCTACATCAGCACCTTCAGTTCCGCCTCGCATCAGCTATTGGTGGCCTATCCGGTGCAACTCCTATCTCACTCAAGAGCCTAGAGCTGACGATTAGCCGCAATACAATCTTTGACAATGTGATTGGTACAGTAGAGCCAGAAGATATTCTCAGCCAACAGATTAGTATTGAGGGTTCTATCAATCTGAACCTTGAAGATGACACTTACCGCAACTACATGCTCGCAAATACATACCGGGCTGCTGAAATCAAACTGCTCCGTTCTACAAGCTCAAGCCTCACCCTGCAACTACCTCGTGTTGACTTCTCAGAGTGGGAGCCAGACTACACGCTTAACGAAATTGCTAAGCAAAGCATCAACCTCAAAGCAAATTATGATGTAGCTAACGCACTTGATATAATTAGTACTGCAACACTTATCAACACGAAAGTAAGCTACTAAGCAAAGGGGCAATATGGGCAAAATCATCATCAAGCGTAAGGTAACTTTAGAGTTCCTTGGAGACGAATACAAAGACGGTTACATTACATTCAAACAGATTCCTGTCAAAGACTACACCGACCTCATGCAAAAGCTACCAAAGGAAGGCGAAAAAGATGCAGGGAGGTCACTCACCCTTATGAGCGAGATGCTCAAAAAGTACTTTGTAGAAGGTAAGTTCCCGGAGGGCGATAAGCTCAGTGACCTTACATCTGAGGATTTGGACGACCTAGACCAAGAGACAGGGCTGCATTGTTTCGAAACAGTAGTCGGGAAAAAACTTGACCCAAAAGAGTAGCAGCCCTCGAACACGCCATTTTTAATAATGGTTCTGCTCCGGATGAGCTGATTGCCTATACTTATCGCAAGCTATTCCATCTATCTTACGAGGACTTTATGAACGAACCCGCCGAGGAGTTCTTTACTAATATGCAGATATACGGTCTAATTCAGAAGAAGCAACAGTTAGAGAATAAGCACTCAGGATAATCATGGCAACAGCAAACATCAAAGCAGTCATTACAGCCGAAGATAGAGCCTCTGGGGTATTGAAGGGCTTCTCTGACCGTGTAGAGAGCATGGGAGCATCGGTCGTCAATGTAGCCAAGAAGGGAGCGGTTGCTATGACTGCCGCTGCTACTGCTGCTACTGGATTCGCTATTAAGTCCGCCGCTGACTTCGAACAGACCCGCATCGGGCTAGAAAACATGCTAGGGTCGGCCGACAAGGCAAGAGATGTATTATCACAAGTTAGTAAGTTCGCAGCTGACACTCCGTTCGAGTTCCCCGAGCTGGCTGGCTCCGTTAAACAGTTAATTGCGTTCGGCTTTAGTGGTGAGGATGCTATTAAGACCATGAAGCAGTTGGGAGATGTGTCGGCTGCCATTGGAGCACCTATTGGTGATTTGTCATATCTGATGGGTACGCTGAAAACGCAAGGCCGGGCATTTACTATCGACATTAGGCAGTTCGCCCAGAGGGGTGTGCCTATTTACGAGTACCTCGCCAAGGTACTCAACACAAACACTGAGGCATTGACTGGCATGATTGAAGCTGGTAAAGTCGGCTTCCCTGAAGTCCAAAAGGCATTTGAGCTTATGACATCCGAGGGTGGTAAGTTCCACGGAACTATGGCCAAACAGAGTAAGTCATTATCTGGTTTATTCTCCACACTCAAAGATAACATAGGGCAGACAGCTAGAGAGCTAGTTGGTATAACCCAGACTGGCGACATAAAGGCTGGTAGTCTCTTCGACAGGATTAGAATAGGTGCAGCATGGCTTATTGAAAACCTGCCCCGTGCCATCCAGACAATCAAGGACGGTATCAACGAAATACTTCCAACCCTCCAACAGTGGGCTACCAATGTAAAAGATGTGGCTACACAGGTAGGTGATTACCTTCAGCCGAAGCTGGAAGCGTTATGGCATACCATAGAAGAGAAGGTTATCCCTCTTCTCGGCCAGTTATGGCGTGATGTTATCGAACCAATGATACCTGTTGTCGGTACACTCCTAGTGGCTGCCTTCGGTGCTGTGGTTGACATTGTAAATGATGTGTTGACGGCTGTTGCGTGGCTTGTTAAGGCGTTCCAGGATGCTAACCCATTTGTAATTGCCTTGGCCGGAGCGTTCGGCTTACTCGCTGCCGAGATGGCATTTACTTCAGTATTTAATGCTCTGACAGTTGGCTTTGCTACATTGCGGTTAGTTACCATCCCTAGTGTTATGGCAAGCGTAGGGAGCTTACAAGCTCTTATTGCACTTCCAACTGTCTTCGGTGCTATTGGTATTGCAGCTGCCCTTGCAGCTTTGGCTATGGTTTATGACTCAGCTATGAAAACTAAGAAGGCGATTGACGACACGATGAACGCCACTCAGCAAGCAGGAGCATCGAACGGTGCAGTCATTAGCCGCTTACAAGCCCTCATCAAAAACGGTACGCCACAGCAGCAAGAAGCAGCCAAGCGAGCTATGGCTGGCCTCGCCCAGCAGGGTAGTTTTGCATCTGGTGGTTACACCGGGGCTGGTGGCATGAATGAAGTCGCTGGTATTGTTCACAAGGGTGAGTATGTCGTGCCGCAGAGTCAAGTAGACCAGGGAACGGGTATGCCTAAGATGGGTTCGGCTCAGACCGTCAACATCACCGTACAAGCCGGGGCCTTCATGGGTAGCCAGCAAGACGCTCGACAATACGCCCAAATGATTATGGACGCTTGGAACGACTTACAATCTATGGGTACAGCTAGGAGGACAGCATAATGGGATACTTACTAGACGGGACAAGTATACGAGCACCGCATGAACTATCAGAGAAGAATGACAGCCAGTACGCTCAAAACCGAACACTAGACGGTCAGATAAACCGTGATTACTTTGGTGGTAACAAACGTGTATGGCGATTGCAGTATAAAACGACTAACGCCACAGACTACGCAACTATCAGAGCCATCTATGAAAGCTATCTTGCAAACGCCATTGCTAAGTCTTGGTCAGTGACCGAAGCCAACTACACAATATCAGCAACCACAGTCCATATAGACCTCATAGAGCGGGGTTTTAATGTCAAAGGCTCCGATTACCTATCTGACTTCGACTTAATCCTTACAGAGGCTTAGAATGGTTCAGAGCGTATCATCCGCATTTACCGCAGAAGAACGGGATACTGTCCGTTCTATTGCCCATAGCTTGCAAGTGTCGTGGAAGAAGGAGACAAACCTTGCCAATAGAACATTTACTATCGGTGTGTCGCTTATCGGAGGCAATGACGGTATCGGTATCAATGCTGGGGCAATCGGAGGAGCAAGTATATACAACTACTTTGACGAGTCAGAATATGTCATGTCTCTAGCCTGGGAGCGTGGTTTGAAAATGCCCGCTGGTGGACTAACTAAGGGCATGGCCGAGATGGAGCTAGACAATACATCGGGTCGGTTTACACCCCGCTATATGGGTGGTCAGTCTGAGCTGTTCACGGCAATATTACCAAGCCGTCCGTTTATGATTAGTGCTGGGTTTGAGTTCCAGGGCATAGACCAGACTGTGCCGGAGTTTGCTGGGGTTGGCACTAGGCAGCCAGAGGTGAACGTCCGAAACAAACGAGTCAATTTGCAGGGGGCAGACTATGTTGATTTCTTCCAGAGCCGATACCTAGACCAAGAGGTAATGTTCACCTCCCAATTCACCGACCAAGTTATTGGTACGCTTTTCAACTCATTAGGCATGTCTACCGCCCAATATGAACTAGACCAAGGCATAAACCTAATCCCGTTTGGCCTGTTTGAGAAAGGTACACGCTTCGATGGTATTATTGATGACCTAGTGCAAGCAGAGAATGGCCATTTGTTCCAAGACGAGACAGGCAAGTTTAGGTTTTGGAACCGCCAGCATTGGGATAGCTCACCTTATAACTCCGTGCAGAGGATACTAACTACAGGCCAGGTTATAAACGCTGAAGCTCCAAGCACCGACCACCTTATAAATGTTGTGGAGATAAACGCACCGATACGGCAGAAACAACCAGCCCAGACTATATTTAACCTCCCGCCACTAAGTTCAATACCTATTCCTAGTGGTTCATATATCGAGCAATTCTTTGAGTTCCAAGACCCCGTTCTAGCACTTACTGACCCCTCCGCCCCCGGTTCAGTATCTTACTTTGTAGCTAACACTGAAGCAGACGGTTCGGGTACAGATGTTAGCTCAACGGTATCATTCAAGAATGTTGGCACGTTTGCTAAGAGTGTCAAGTATAGGATAGAAACAACCTATTTTGGTTCTGTATACATTACCCAGCTAGTGTTGTCTGGCCGTATTGCTAAAAAGACTGGCGATTTATACTATCGAGAAAAAGATGACTCCTCTGTGACAGCCTACCAAGAACAACCATACAAAATAGACAATCCATACATCCAGAACGCTAGTTGGGCTGCATCCCTATCCAGGATGATACTTAACGACTTCTCTGACATTGAGAACCTCCAGAAGCTAACCATCCGAGCCATACCTGAGTTGCAGAACGGCGACCTGATTAGTTGGCAAGGCCGATACTGGCGAGTATACAATATCCGAACCAAACTAGACCCAGATGTGGGGTTTGTACAAGACATTATGGTTTTACAGCGTACAATAACAACATACTTCCGCATTGGTATATCTACCATTGGTGGAAGCGATAAGATAGCACCATAGGAGGTATTATGGGCGTAGAGCAATCATTATTAGGTGTCCCGCAATTCGACCAGCTTGAGGTTGTAAAGGTCGGAACTCTTTCAATCAGTAAAGGAGCCAACCTATCTGGTGCAAGTACAACAATAACTCATGGGCTGGGATTTGTCCCTATTGCACAAGTTTACTGGACGTATCTTGACAGCTCGAACGTGTCTCATTATAGCCAACTGCCGTACACTGGCGTGTGGTCTGGTACTGGGGTCATAGCAGGAAAGGTTGCCCAGTTCTTCCAAGTGGAAGTTACCGACCAGACACTGTATGTTTACTATGGGTCGCCTCAATATGATGCTGCAAACCAAAACTCATTCTATACCGAAGCGGTAGATTATGAGTTTAAATACTTCCTATTCCGTTCAACTGCCCAGCCCCCGACTACTGCTTAATGCCTATTACAGAGTTGTCGCAAACGCCATTATTATGGACTATTCTTACTCCTTGGTTGTAGCTAACGGTTCGCCACAAAAATATTAGGCTTGTCCCATCAGAGTAGGTGTACTTACAATCAGCATTTTCTGTGCCATCTGCAGGAAGCACTTCGAAGCTCAGTACCGTAACTGGGGTTGGCTGCTCGGTGGCGGCAGGAGCTGGAGCTTGCGGATTTGCTTGCTGTGTTGGGACTTCAGTTCTGCTAGAGCTGGGTGGTGTGCCTGTAGACTGTTGCAAATCGGATACATCTGCCTCAGTGTTAGTAATCCTAGCTTCGTGGTTATCAACACGGCCTTCTAGTTGGTCAACACGGGTGGGAGTATTATCCTCCGCTGTACCACTTTGCTGTGTAAGTGCAGCTCCGCCCGCTCCGGCTAGACCAATTAGTATTGCTGATGTAATAAGTAATTTCTTCATAGTAACCCTAGTGTATTCTACTTATGCCACAATGTCAAGTGAGTTGTTGACGAAAGTCACAAACACAGTTACATATATGGTATGAACTTAACGGGAGTTACTATCTAATGGCATATACACCCTGGTCTGTTGTCTACGGCGAACAACCGTCAGCAGCAAAATGGAATATCTTGGGGACTAACGATGCATCATTTAATGATGGGACAGGGCTTAACACAGGGTCGGTGCAGCAGAGAGTTAGTACATTATCGACAGCGGTAGCCACGGGCACAACTCAAATTCCTTTTGATGATACTATTCCTCAAATCACCGAGGGCACGGAGTTTATGACTTGTGCGATAACTCCCAAGTCAACAACAAATATTCTTGTGATACAAATCAATGCTTTCGTTTCTAATGGTAACGCCACCCAATATATATCTGGTGCACTATTCCAAGACTCTACGGCTAATGCACTAGCAGCTAGTGCGGTAAGAACGGCCGCTGAGACTGCCGTACCGTACATTCTCTCCTTTAATTACACGATGGCAGCAGGTACAACTTCAGCGACAACCTTCAGGTTTAGGGCGGGGCCGGGAGCTGCAACTACGGTCACTTTCAACGGTGTTTCTGGTGGTAGAATCTTTGGTGCAATTACTAAATCTTCAATAATTATTACAGAGCATAAAGCCTAGCCATGGACAACGCCGTAGCACTCGCAGCCATCGCACTCGCAGCAACTACCATTGGTGGCTTGATATGGGTGCTGAAATACGTTACACGAGAGTTATCAAAAGACCTCAAAGAGCACACAAAAGCCTCTATCGCAGCAGCAGCCGCTTCAAAGTCGCTTGAGGGTGCGGTCAAGAAAGTCGGTCAGCAAGCAGAACTATCCGCAGCGAACTCAGAAGAACAACTCAAGTTTATGAAGAAGCTCAATGGCAAACTAGAGAATGCCATTATCCAGAAGGTGACACAACAGACAGTCGAGCATCAAACTGTACAAAGTCAGGAGTAGTATGTCAGCACAAGGCTACGGGATTAATTTCCCTTACGGAGCTACTTCAGCACCTTATAGCGTCTCAAGACCTCACAGAGGCGATGACAGACCGTGCCCGACAGGAACACCTCTCGCAATAAATGGACAGGTTATTGGCCTTACAGGGGCAACAGGATTTGTTACGGGGCCTCACCTCCACATTCAGGAATGGAACGGTTCCTATGCAAACACACGCAAGCCTCAGAACGCCTTTAAACCGGGCACAGTTGTTAATGTAGATAAAGACGCTACACAAGGTGACAGGAGTTTCGGGAAGTTTATATCCATACAGAACGCAGATGGCTGGGTCGATAGCTACTGTCATCTGAGCGTGATAAATTGTAATGTTGGTGATAAGATAGGAGTTACTATGTCAGACAGTTCAATTACAGAAGCAGAAACAGATGTACTACGCATCGCTCACTCAGAAGCGGGTGGGTGGAACCTCGGAGAAGTACACACAGGAAAATACGACAAACTCTTTGTCGATACCTACCGAGGTAAATCAGTTAGCTATATGCTCCGTAAGCAGTGGGAGAATGGTAGTGATTGGCGTGATAAACGAGTCGCAGCTCTTAACTACTTTGCTCAGAAACCAGCAAATGACCTACAAGTTAAACAACTCACCGATAAGACGGTAGAACTAGGTAAGGCAGTAGACCTCAAGCAAAAAGAGGTTGACAGGCTCAACGCTGAATTAGCCGTGCAATCTGACGACACTAAACTACTCAATGGGTTTGGTGAATGGTTACAAAAAATAATCGTCCGTTTGGGCGTAAAGAAAGGTTAGTTATGGAATATCTAGCAACAATCAGAAAAGCTCTTGTACCAATCGCTGTGGGTGGTGTACTGACTGTACTCGGCTATGTCGGGGTAACAGGTGAAATGACCGTCAAAGAGGCTGTAACGCTTCTTGTGACTGGTGTATTAGTTTACGTAACAAAGAATCGAGCGAAATAATGCCAGAATGGATTTGGTTATTGCTTGGCCTTCTAATCATCATTGCTATAATCCGCCGGGCATAAAAAAGTTCTTGATTTTGGCTGATGTCGGAGTATACCTATGTATATGATAGATGCTGACCCCTCAATGATGCCAGAGATACGGATACTCCGCTGCCCGCCACCAATGGAGGGTATAGCCAGAGCTATAGCAAAGGTTAGAAGCCTTGGTACAGAGGTAGAGATAATCACGAGCGAACACATAAGGCAAGACGATGGCCGAGTCGAGCCTCAGATTTAACGCAGAAGACCCCGAAACCCTTATACAGGAAGGTCTGACAGAGTGGCGTATAGCATATGATGCGTTCCGGGCAAGAGTAGATGCAAGCTTTGATGACTTGGCTCTGTACTATAATCCTATTGACGAACGTGCTGAAGTAGCGTAATAATAAGCATAACCAGTCGTACATTTATTTGCGTGAAGTATTGAGCAGTAGTTACCCTCTGTTCGCCAACTTGTTACACTATATGGAAAGACTAAAAAAGAGAGGCCGATGCTGGTAGCCTCTCTTTTTACTTGTTTGACTAACTCCACATCAGTCATAAATACCTTGTGAGCTACAGGACTGATACTAGGCCGTAAAATGCTGACGTTTCCGTCTAATTGGCGATTGCTCGCCTCCTATATCAGCTACCCTGTAGCTCTATTGCAGAGAGCCTCCTGTTTCACCCTATTGGGCGGTACGAGTAGTTTAAGAGCTTTCTCCACTCTCTGCATCCTACTGACTAGCAGCAGGGGCGAGGGAGTACCTTTTTGACCAGTGCAAAGTTTCCTAGGTCATCCGACTGGAACCTTTTCCTCCCTCATCTCTACTGCTAGTTTAGGTGGCTAAGCTGATATAATCTTTTTCCGCCTACTGAGACTGTTGGGTTTATACAGAATTATCTGCTCAGCTGTGAGAACCCTGTAGCCTTGTTTGATGGCTTCTGTGTATGTCATAGCCTTCTCTCCCTTTATTTACGCACCTTTGGTTTCGTCTTTGTGGACTAGATATACGGCTACCGCTCCACAAACTATATAGCCCGAGAAGAAACCTACTATAAATCCATTCATCTCGCCTCCTTTACCTTACTTATACAGTGTCTAGTGGTCAGATTGGCGGTAAAGGTTAGATTTGCACTAACGCCTCGGATGATGAGTCCTGTGTTACAGACAGCTGTCTGGTTATCAAGCCAAACAACTCGCAACAGTCAGGGCCGTGAGACCCTCGCTCTACTACTGAGCTACTTCACCTATACTGCTGACCAGTAGCTTGTGGCTAGACGGGTACAGATTACTCTTGGATGTTTCGAACCAGAGCCAACAGAGTCTGCACCAGCCTAACCACAATTAACTGTATTGAACTGATGAGTATGAGAGAGGGGGTGAGGATTGCACTCACGCAAGGTATTGCTACCGCCAGGACTTCATCCATCGCTCTAACACCGCTCGTGGTAATTACTCCAGTCATAACGATTATGGGCTGAGCTACCCCTCACTACTACTCACCAATTCTATTGAACCTAGTTGTTAAAATGCTCGCAAAAAACGCATCTGTACCTATTATACTACCAAGCCAAGAATAATCTGCGGCAGTGGTGGACATAGTACCAACATCGTAGCTATTACAGCCCAGGTAGCGATAAGCCCAAACTTGTGCCGCTTGGCTATGTACCAGAGGATGCTCAGTGTGCCGACCCTAGCCAGCTCTTTGAGTGCGTTCTCCTTGGCGTTGAACTTTGTTTTTGTTGTTGGTGTTTCTTCGTACTGCATGGTTGCCCCCTTGCGTTTATTTTATTGTAACAAGCACAGTGTAGCATGAGCGGTATATAATTGTCAAGTACTTTATCCACAGGGCATGTCAGGGCTGCTGGCAAGGTATTCGGCTAGGCTCCTGCTACCCTTATCTGTGTTATGTTTGTTGCACATAGCCCCAAAGTTTTGTTGCTCCCTGCGTTTGCTCTGGTCACGGCTTCGTGATGTTTCATGGTCAACAGTGATAGGCAAATAGCCATACTCCATCAGCAACTTATTATCTGTGAGCCTAGCCCCGCCGACTATACAATGCCATGTGTCATTACCGGTGTTCGTATCCTTGAGCCACTTCGCCCTGTCCTTATCCCAGTTTTTTGCAACCTTGCCTTTCTTGTTCATCGGCTTGTGCTGCTGCAATGAGCTACTTTGCTTCATGCCCCCACGACATTTGCCACACTTTGTATCCAGCGTGTTATAGCTTGGGAAGGTACGGCCACATGTTCGGCACATACGCTCAATCAAACTTCTTCGCCCTCCCCAAACTTATATATGAGCCGGTCAATCAACTCCAGCTCATCCTCAGGCTGTTCCATCTGCTCAATCACTTCTCTGGCCGACCGGAGTTCAAACAACACCTGCTTCACTTCACGGGAAGTCAGGCGGATGGTTATCACTTTGAGTCCTTACTATTAGATAGCTGAAGCGTGTCGAGTACATAGTCTGCTGTTTGTGCTGAACAGCTTTCTACCATCTCACATATTTGCCTAGAGTCCTGGTCGTCATCAACCATAGTGTCAAAATCCCAGCCTGTAATATCGCTACGGAACAACTCTACTGCCTCCCTCACCCTATCCTCTATTAGTGACTGTAGGGCTGCTTTGAACTCTTGCTTCATATCCTTTTTAATCTTGGCGGCGTATGTGGATACTTTAAGGTCGTGTTCTGACTCATCCTTGTGCTCCGTCCAATCAACACCGTATGCCCATATGCTATCAAGCACCTTGTCCAACTCATCTGTACTATCTACGCTCATTGGTTTAGCCTTTCTTCGATTATTTTTCGGTACTTCTCCTCTTTCTCTGCCCCCAGGTATTTCCTGTTTAGGTTATGGGCGGCGAGCAGGGTAGTGCCAGAGCCAGCAAAAGGGTCTACCACTAAATCACCCTCGTCTGAGTAGGTCTTAACTAGCCACTCAAACATAGCTAGAGGTTTCTGTGTTGGGTGCAAACCCCTGTCTCGAACCCATTTATTAACTGTGGTGGGGTGTCTGTCACCCTTGTTATCGGTAACAATGTTTTTTAGCCCACCTTTCCAGTTCTCGCTAACTTTTCCTGACATCTGGGTATAGGCTTTGCCCTCTGTCTTCTGGGGGTTGTACTTCATCGGTTGGCGTGTGCCGTTTGTAACCCTGCCCTTGCCGAACACTAGCACTAATTCATGTACTCTAAAGGGTTGCAAGTTTACGTTAGGGGCATTTGTACCGTTGTCCTTCACCCACACTAGGTCATACTTGTATAGGTGTTCTGCCATCGGGATGAGCTTACTCGCAAGCCTTGTTGTTGAGGTCATCACTAACGCCCCCTCTGGTTTCAAGATTCGTTCACACTCCCAAAAGAAAGTCTGAAAGTCTAACCACTTATCCCACTTGTTACCAGTTTCGGCGTATGGTGGGTCAGTCAGTATAAGTTGCACAGAGTCATCATCAAGTTCATCTAACAGCCTAAACGCATCGTCCCTCATCATTTATTCCTTATAGGTTGGTTATAGGGCGTTGCTACAAGTGGGTAGTGTTTTTCGGGCTTGCAAAACATTGAGTGTTTGTGCCACATAGCGACTAGTTTCTTGCAGCTAGGACACTTCTTCTCTTTCGGGCTTTCTATCTTAGATAAAAACGCTATGCTAAGGTCGTACCACTCAGTTGCACCGTTATCCCAGCCCATATTGCAACCAACCATTACACCTTTCCAGTAGTTCCAGCCATGAAAACGTACAGCTTCTTCTGACCCGCTAGGCCACTGTAGATGTACGATGCTCCCAAGGGGTACTCTACCATTTCTAAGGTCATCAATTAATTCGTCACTTCTATGGTAGATATTTACAGCCTTATACTGTTGGTAGTAGGTCATAGCTTGTACCACTTCTTCTTTGCTTCTAGGCTTGTTACTCGGTTTGATAGTTCGTATACGCTGTCTTGGAGGGTGCCGATGTTGTTGTTAATGTTGTCAGCTATGAGTTTAGTTTGGGTGCGATATTGTCTTAACTCCTGTAACACATTCGCTAGCTCCTCTGGCTGCCCATGCTCAAGGGCTACATATATCGGTTCTTCTGACTGTCGGTTGTCTCTTAGCTTCTCAGGTGAGAACCCTGCTGTATATTGCACCACCATAGCAGTACGTCCGTTGTAGTCCGTATACGACAGCTTCACCATATCTCGTTGCATTACATCTTTAGTAGCTTTAGTTGCCATTTTCCTGTCCTCCATATCTCTTACTTATTTCAGCTAGGGCAGCTCTTTTCATTTGCTTATCCTACATTCAGCTATTAAACATCTAAAGTCGCCGTCATAGGGTGCTACTCTAACTAGATAGATTATGCCTAGTAGTAGCACCAACGCTCCCAGCCCCGCCAAATTGCCAGCCCATCTCTTTACCCTATTGTCATTATGTGTAGTCATAGCTCTTTACCAAATAGCTTTGCTATACCAGCTACGATTAGTGCAAATACAGTCATAATGATACCTATCACAAGTTGGAATACAAAGACTGCTGCACAGATGAGGAACCCGAACCAGAATAATGTTAGTATTGTGTCCATAGTAGTTTCTCCTGTTTAGGTGTTGGTTCTGTTGGCTTCTGCGGCTCACTCGGTTTAACAACTGGCCGCTTGTACCGGGGGAAGTCTTTGTCAAACTCTGTCTCCCAGTCTTTGAGCGGTGCTACATAGAGCGTCACGCCGCCTCTAACCCTTTGTGTAGGGTAGTTTTTAAGCTTACTCACGAGCATCGAGTAGGTATCTGGGTATGAGCGTGTTCCGTCCTTGCGGGTGTATACAATCT